GGAAGATGCGGGAAATGACTGTGAACCGCATGGGGCGGGATCAACAAGCACACATCATTAGTGGTGTGGCTACGCTTGATTACTTTGAGTTGTACCAAACCTTTACTTATGTAAAGCAGGAATCGTACTCACTCAACCACATTTCCAAAATGGAATTGGGTGAGGAGAAACTGTCCTACGGTGAATACGAAACCATTCAAGAGTTCTACACCAAAGACTTTCAGCGATTCATGGAGTACAACCTACAGGATGTGCGGCTTGTGGATAAGTTGGAGTCTAAACTTAAACTCATGGAACTAGCGGTGGCGTTGGCGTATTCTGCGCGAGTAAACTTTGAGGATGTGTTCTCTCAGGTTCGCACATGGGATGCCATTATTCACCATCACCTGATGAGCAAGGGCATGGTGATTCCACAGAGAACAAGCAACAAGAAGGACGATCAGTACGCGGGTGCGTATGTGAAGGATCCACTTGTGGGCAAGCACGATTGGGTTGTGAGTTTCGACTTGAACTCTTTGTATCCAATGTTGATTGCGGGTTACAATATTAGTCCCGAAACAATGGAGCAGAATCCTGTTTGGAAACGCGGAAGCATTAGTCCTGATTCCATTTTGAGCAGGAACCGCGCAGAGCCTGTTTCGGAGTTCCTTGACCCTGCGGAATATTTGAGCGAAGCCAAGCGGTGCAATCTTTCTATTGCTGCTAATGGAGTTGCTTTCAGAAAAGACAAGCAAGGCTTTCTTGGAGAACTCATGGAGAAGATGTATGCGGAACGCAAACACTTCAAGGGGTTGATGATCCAAGCACAGAAGCGGCTTGTGGAATTGGATAAGTCTGCTCCCGCCGAAGAGCGGCAGCGGATTGAGTACGAGATTTCCAAGTACCACAATTTCCAATTGGTTCGCAAGATTCAATTGAACTCCATGTACGGCAGTCTTGGCAATCAGTACTCCCGATGGTTTGATGTAGCCCTAGCAGAAGCCATTACACTATCAGGTCAGTTAAGCATTCAATGGATTGGTGACGGTATTAATCGCTTTCTCAACAAGGTGTTGAAGACCGATGGGGAAGACTATGTGATTGCGTCCGATACTGATTCCGTGTATCTGCGTCTTGGTGGTGTGGTGGCAATGAGCAAGAAGCATCAAGCGGACGATCAGGTAGACTTCCTGAATGATTTCTGTGAGCGAGTGCTACAGCCGTACATCAACAAGCAGTTCGCCGAACTTTCATCTGTAATGAATGCGTATGCAAACAAGATGGCAATGGGACGCGAAGTTATTGCAGAGAGCGGCGTGTGGACTGCCAAGAAGAGGTATATGCTTTCAGTTTGGGATAGTGAGGGTGTTCGGTACAAGACTCCAAAGTTCAAGATCATGGGCATGGAGACTGCTAGATCGTCTACCCCTGCATATGTTCGTAAGGCTTTGAAAACTGCCATTGAAATGGTTCTTGTTGGCGATGAAGTAACGCTTCAAAAGTTTGTTGTAAAGACCGAGCAGGAGTTCAAGTCCCTGCCTGTGGAAGAAGTGGCTTCTCCCCGTGGCGTATCTAATATAGACGAGTACTCTGACTCTCTGACTATTTACAAGAAGTCTACACCCATTGCTGTTAAGGCTGCGCTGCTTCACAACAACATGATCAAGCAATTAAAACTTGGTCGCAAGTATCGGCTTATTGGTGAGGGTGAGAAGATGAAGTTCATCTATCTGAAGACACCCAATCCTATTCACGAAGGTGTTATTGGATTTCCTGTTACCATGCCTAAAGAGTTTGATCTTCAAAAATACATTGACTACGATACTCAATTCAAAAAGACTTTCCTTGAGCCTCTACGCACAATCACCAATGCGGTGGGGTGGAGTCCTGAAGAAAGAAATAGTCTTGAGTCTCTGTTTGCTTGATCCCGTCCCTACATACAGTAACCCCTAACAAAAGGATTCATTATGGCTACAAAGATCGTGAAGGTGCTGACTGGCGAAGAAATTATTGCAATGATTACGGAGAACTTTGAGGGCGACAAGATTGTGTCGTATACTTTAAAGAATCCGTGCATGGTTGTGCCTGTGCCAAGCAAGGGCGGCGGTACAAATATTGCAGTCGTGCCGTGGATGGCATCAGTCAAGGACACAAAGGTTACAGTTCCTGCATCGTATGTAATGTTCACTGCTGATCCTGCCACGGATCTTGCAAATGAATTTAATGGTGCATTCAATGGACTAGTTGTTCCGTCCACTGGCTCTTCAGGACTGAAACTCTCTACCTGATGCAAACCTTAAACATCGAATATTTGAAAGGTCTTCTCCAAAAAAGAAAAGACCTGCTTCGACATGAAGTAAAGCAGATGATCGTTGACAAACTCACTCCTCTTGATACAATTAGGAGTTGTGAGGCAGAGATGGAATTGATTGACACTCAACACAAGGCATTAAGACATTATGAAACTGAATGATATTTTGAAGGCGGCAAACAACAAGTACGCAACCATTGCAGCAGACGGATTGGAGGGCAGCGATGTCAAGGGATTTATTTCCACGGGATCGTATTCTTTTAATGCTCTGCTGAGTGGTTCAATCTACGGCGGCATTCCCGACAACAAGATTATTGCTCTTGCGGGTGAACAAGCCACGGGCAAGACTTACTTTGCGCTGAATGTGGTTCGTGAATTTCTTGATAGTGATCCCACGGCAATGGTGCTGTATTTTGATACGGAGCAAGCCATCACTAGTGAAATGCTTGACTCTCGCGGAATTGATCGTTCGCGGGTGGCTGTGCTGCCTGTTGCCACGGTGGAAGAGTTCCGTCACCAATGTGTTCTCACCGTGGACAAGTATTTGGAGACAGACAGCAAGTCTCGTCCACGCATGATGATTGTGCTTGACTCTTTGGGAATGTTGTCCACAGAGAAGGAAATGAACGACACTGCCGAAGGCAAGGGAACCCGTGACATGACTCGCGCACAGGTTCTCAAGGCTACCTTCCGTGTGCTTACCATCAAGTTGGGCTACGCTCGTATTCCACTCATTCTTACAAACCACACTTACGATGTTGTGGGTGCGTATATTCCAATGAAGGAAATGGGCGGGGGCAGCGGTCTGAAGTACGCTGCATCCACTATCATCTACCTGTCCAAGAAGAAGGACAAGGTTGACAACGAGGTGGTGGGCAATATCATTCACTGCAAGACCAACAAGAGCCGTATGACGAAGCAGGACAAGATGATTGATGTGCAGTTGAATTTTGAAACAGGACTCAACAAGTACTACGGTCTATTGGATGTGGCAATCAAGTACGGCATCTTTACCAAGGTGTCCACAAAGATTCAGTTGCCCACAGGCAAGACGGCTTTCGAGTCACAGATTAATCGGGATCCTGAGAAGTACTACACTCCCGATGTGCTTGCAGCAATTGAAGTTGCCGTAAAGAAGGAGTTCTGCTACGGAACAGACGAGAAGCCTGAGCCTGAAGCCACAACAGACGAGGAGTGATATGAGTCAGACGGAACGAACGATCCTATCGGGACTGCTTAATGATTCTGAATTCTGCAAGAAGACTATTCCATTCTTGCAAGAGGAATACTTTATTGATCGGGTAGACAAGACGGTTTTTCGTTCTGTTCAGAAGTTTGTGGAAGAGTACAAGGGGGTGCCAAGCAAAGAAGCCCTGCTGATTTCCATTGAGGGAGACAAGAGTATTAGTGAGGATGAATTCTCACGATGCAAGACTCTTGTTGGAGAGATGTGCAAGTCTACAAAACAGGATACTGATTGGTTGGTGAAAACCACCGAGAAGTTCTGTCAAGACAAGGCTATCTACAATGCTATTCTTGAGTCAATTCAAATTATTGACGGCAAAGACAAGACACGCACCCCCTTGGCTCTTCCCGAAATTCTATCAAAGGCACTTGCTGTTTCCTTTGATACCGATGTGGGTCACGACTTTCTTGAGGACTACGAAGAGCGGTACGAGTTCTACCACAGGGTAGAGAAGCGTATTCCGTTTGACTTGGAGATGTTCAACACCATTACCAAGGGTGGCATATGCTCCAAGACCTTGAATATTTTCATGGCAGGAACGGGTGTAGGTAAGAGTGCGTTTATGTGCCATCACGCTGCGGCTTGTCTCATGCAGAACAAGAATGTGCTATACATTACTCTTGAAATGGCAGAGGAACGCATTGCTGAACGCATTGACGCAAACATCATGGATATTTCAATGGAAGACATGACTGACTTGTCTTTGGAAATGTACAAGAAGCGGTTGCAAGCACACACACGGGGAGTCAGCGGTAAACTCATTGTTAAAGAGTATCCCACATCGTCTGCGAATGCAAATCACTTTCGTATTCTGTTGGACGAGTTGCGAATGAAGAAGCAGTTCGTTCCCGACATTATATTCATTGACTATATTAATATCTGCTCGTCTTCCCGCTTCAAGAGCGGTGGCACAATTAATTCATACGGATATATTAAGGCTATTGCCGAAGAGTTGCGTGGCTTGGCAATGGAACGGGATGTTCCTATCATCTCTGCCACACAGACTAATCGTGGTGGCTTCTCGTCTACCGATGTGGACTTGACCGATACTGCGGAATCGTTTGGACTTCCTGCAACAGCAGACTTGATGATTGCCCTTATCACCACCGATGAATTAGAAAAATCGGGACACATCTTGGTGAAGCAGTTAAAGAACCGATACAATACGAAGGCAGCAAACAAAAAGTTTATTGTGGGCTTGAACTACTCCAAGATGAAGTTCTTTGATGTGGACAGCAGCGAGTCGGAAGACTTGATGGACGCAAACATCAACAAGAAAGAAACAGACGGCTTTGGAAGTGGTTACGGCAAGGACTTAAAGAGTAAGTTTGATACTAAGCGTGATACCTCTGATTGGAGTGTTTAATATGAAGACAGCAATTATTACAGGCGTAAACGGACAAGACGGCTCGTACCTTGCGGATCTATTGATCTCCAAGGGATACTTTGTGATTGGATTGAAGCGGCGTACTTCGCTCATTAACACAGAACGGGTTGACCACATCTATAATGATGCAATTTCAAACTCACAGTTCACGATGTGTTACTATGATCTAACTGATGGTGGGGCATTCACCAATCTTCTTATGAAATATAAGCCTGATGAGGTGTACAATCTTGCAGCACAGTCCCATGTGGCAGTTTCGTTTGATGTTCCTGAGTACACTAGTGACGGCATTGCAGGTGGAACGCTGAAGATACTTGAAGCCATTCGTTCGGTGTCTCCTCACACTCGCTTCTATCAGGCTTCGTCTTCGGAAATGTACGGAGACTCCAAAGATTACGGAACCACAGGCTACACCGAAAACAGCCGTATGAGTCCTGTATCGCCGTATGCAGTAGCCAAACTCCACGCACACCATATGACCCGTGTGTATCGTGAAGCCTACGGACTCCACGCAAGTTCAGGCATTCTGTTCAACCACGAAAGCCCACGGCGTGGCGAAACATTCGTGACCCGCAAGATTACCATTGCAGCCGCTCGTATTGCACAAGGCAAGCAACAGAAACTGCTGCTTGGCAATATTGATGCCAAGCGCGATTGGGGATTCGCAGGAGACTATGTGGATGCCATGTGGCGAATGCTGCAACAGCCGCAGGGCGATGACTATGTGGTGGCTACCAACCGCACCTATTCTGTGCGTGAATTTTTAGAAGTAGTATTTCAGTACGCAGGACTTGGTGACTACACCAAATATGTGGAAACTGATCCGCGTCTGTTTCGCCCCAACGAGGTTCCGTATCTGCTTGGTAATCCTGAAAAAGCCAAACAGGTGTTGCAATGGGAGCCGCAGCATGATATGATCGCGCTTGCACAGATGATGTACGATTCCGACCACAAGCGAGAACAGCATAAACAGTAATGTCTGCCTACATCGACAAAAAATATATCAACATGGTGTCGCCGCAACTACAGCGGTTCAAGTGGAAGAGCGCGGAACTAGCGAACTGCCGATGTCCTCTTTGCGGAGATTCTCAACGCAACAAGACAAAGGCTCGTGGTTTTTTCTTTCCCAAGAAGAACGACTACTTTTTTAAATGCCACAACTGTGGTATTGGGCACTCCATGTATCGGTTCTTGCAGTTCGTGGCTCCTGCTCTTGCACACGAGTACGCGCTTGAGCGGTGGCGTAACGGCGAGAACGGAAAAAGTAATTATGTAAAGCCTGACGAGCAAATTCTTGCCCTGCCAAAAGCGGATATCAGTCTGCCAAAAATTGCATCGCTTCTCACCGATCATCCCGCATACAAATATTTGGAGTCCCGCAAGGTTCCACACCTTGACCGTTTCTATTTTTCAAATAGTTTTGGTGATTGGGTCAGATCCATCGACCCTACATATCTTACCGTTCCGAATGACGAGCGTATCGTTATACCGTTCGTGAACAAAGCAGGGGATCTCGTAGCAGCGCAAGGGCGCAGTCTAAGTGGTTCCAAGAATGCCATTCGATACATCACCGTGAAGTTCTGCAAAGACGGCAGAGCCATTTACGGCGAAGATCGTTTGGACTACTCTAGGAGAGTCTATGCAGTTGAAGGTCCGATTGATTCTGTATTTTTGGATAATAGCATTGCTTTGGCAGGTTGCGAACTCGCCCACGCTACTAAACTCTTTAGTGATTGCGTCATTGTATATGATAATGAGCCTCGCAACACGGAGATTGTTGCCAAAGTGCAAGAAGCCATCTCCGCAGGGTACACCGTATGCGTGTGGTCTGACAGCGTAGACGAGAAAGACATTAATGACATGGTGCTTGCAGGACGCACACCACAAGAAGTTCAGAAGTTAATTGATGAGTGTTCGTGTAGTGGTCTTGTTGCCCATGCACGGTTTTCACAATGGAGGATGCGATGAAAGAAGTAAAGGTTCTTGATAACGGATTCGTGCAGTATGTTTCTCATATGGGAAATGATTTAACTGTTGCAAATGCAGCGCGTGTATCGTTTCACAAGATTAGCGAAGAGTTCACCGACAAAGACGGTAAACTTATTAACTATCTTGCCAAGCACAAGCATTGGACTCCTTTCGCGCATCCACAGATCACACTGCGAATCAAGGCTCCCATCTTTGTTCGCACCCAACTATTTAAACA